ACCACTGGAATTATGGCTGGATTGACCACTCTACTGAGAAGTACGATCACAAGCGAGGATATACCAATCTTTCGGCAGAGTTTGACATTCCAGTTGAGCAGTTGCGCCGCGAGGTTCATCCTCTGTCTGGCTGGACAGTTTCAGTTCAAACGCCTAACGGCTACTTGACGGTGGAACGATAAATGGCAAGAGCTAAGAAGCAAAAAGCAGGCAAGCTTTCTATCGCAGATATGCGAAAGATTATTAATAAGAAGGCTGGTGAGCAGGTCGCCCACGACTTGGCTGGGACAAACCCAACAGAAGTTAAAGAGTGGATTCCGACTGGTTCAAGGTGGCTAAATTCAATTATCTGTCGAGGTAAGTACGCTGGTATTCCTATCGGTAAGATCAGCGAGATTGCTGGACTTTCAGCTTCGGGCAAGTCTTACATGGCAGCTCAGATCGCAGGCAACGCTCAGAAGATGGGCATTGATGTTGTCTATTTCGACTCTGAGTCTGCTGTTGACCCAGATTTCTTGGCAAACGCTGGTTGTGACATTGAAAATTTACTTTATATTCAAGCACAGTCAGTTGAGTTTGTACTGGAAACCATTGAAGAGCTTTTGGCCGGTAACGAAAACCGAATGCTCTTTATTTGGGACTCTTTGGCTATGACCCCAGCTATCACAGATCTAGAAGGAGATTTCAATCCGCTCTCTAGTATGGCAGTAAAGCCGCGAATCCTATCAAAAGGTTTCGCTAAGCTAACAGTGCCAATTGCTAATTCGCAATCAACCTTGCTGATTCTTAATCAGCTAAAAACGAACATTACAAGTAACATCGCAGAAGCGCGTCTGGAGCCTTATTTCACCCCCGGTGGTAAGGCCGCAATCTACGCCTATTCTCTTCGCATCTGGCTGACAGCGAGACGAGGTAAGGCTAGCTATCTATATGATGACAAAGGCTTCCGTGTTGGTACTGAGGTGAAGGCGAAAATTAAAAAGTCCCGATTTGGGTCTGATGCAAGAGAGTGTACATTCAAGATTATGTGGGCTGGCGATGATGTCAAGATTCAGGACGAAGAGTCTTGGTTGGAGGCTGTAAAGTCTTCTCAGTATATCACTAATGCAGGAGCATGGTTTACACTGAAGCATGAGGACGGCTCAGAAGAGAAGTTCCAATCTGCCACATGGATGAAGAAGCTGCAAGAAGATAAATTTAGAAACCGTATTCTACAAATTATGGAAGAAGAAGTTATCTTAAAGTTTGAGAAGAAAGAGGTTGACGCAAAAGAATTTTATGATATTGATGGAGAAGATGAATAAACTTTGTTTTTGGTCGTCTAATAAAGACAAGTAGCTTTTGGAGGGCTCATTATGAAGTTTATTTTTTCTTTTTTCATTGCTTTGGGATTGATGTTCGGGTTCGCACCCGAGGCCAAAGCGCACACAGTTCAAACGACGGTAGTGCAAAAGGTGTGTTCTGTTCAAAAGCAGTACGTTGCCGGTCACTATAATAGACGAGGGATTTGGGTACGAGGGCACTTCAAGAGAGTTGTAATTTGTAGAAACGTCCCGCGCACCGTTGTTCGCAGTGTGCATCATCATAGGCACCATCGCCATAGGCGTGGTCCAAGGTTTGTAATCAGACTTTAATTTTTTTGTACTTGACAAGACCCCCTGATCATGATACTATATAAATGATCAGGGGGTCTTATGCTTATTACAGGACGTAATAAGAGGTATGTTGATCTGGCCAAAAGGCTAGCGTTAACTTCAGATCAGCACCACAAGCACGCAGCCATCTTGGTAAAGGGCGGCTCGGTTATTAGCTGGTCGAATAATAGAAACAAATTTAAACAATGGGCACAGAAGTTTCGTGCCCGTCATCGAGGACCAGCTACCATTCATGCTGAAATAGGTGCGGTCCTTGGTGTGTCTCGTGAGAAAACAAGCGGGGCCGACTTATATGTTGTTCGTGTGAATCACAAGGGCGATCTTTGTTTATCGATTCCGTGCAACATGTGTCATGAAGTTTTAAGTCATGTAGGTGTCAAAAGAGTATACTACTCAGTTGACAATCAAACAATTGGATGTTATAAAGTATCAGGGGGAGTAAATGAAGCGCGTTCTAATCATCGATGCACTTAATATGTTTATCAGGAATTACATTGTTAATCCAATGATTTCCACTAACGGTAACCCAATCGGAGGTACGGTTGGCTTTCTAAACTCGGTCAAGAAATTGATGCGAGAGGCAAAGCCAGACCAAGTTATCATTTGTTGGGATGGGGCTGGAGGCTCGCAGAAGCGTCGTCAAACAGTTAAGGAGTATAAGCAGGGTCGCAAGCCATTGCGAAAGAATTATCAGGTTGAAGGTATGACCAAGCAGTCTGAGAAAGAAAATATGGTATGGCAACAGCGTATCCTTATGGAGATGTTGAATGAGATGCCAGTGATGCAGTTGATGCTTGACCGGGTGGAGGCAGACGATATTATTTCGATGGTCGTTGGTTCTCCAAAGTTCAAGGGTTGTCAGAAAGTAATTGTATCCTCAGATAAAGACTTTCTACAGTTGCTTGATGAAGAAACTGTTCTTTATCGCCCGATCCAGAAGAAGGCATGGACAAAGAACACGGTGATTGAAGAATACGGAATCTCGCCGGAAAATTTTGTCATTGCACGGGCCATCGCAGGTGATAAGTCCGATAATTTGGCAGGTATTCGGGGGGCAGGTCTTGCAACCATCTCTAAGCGTCTTGACTTCTTGATTGAAGATAAGATGCACACGTTGTCCGAGGTACACGACTTTTGCGCCAACGTTGATAGCAAGGTCAAGTTTTACAACAACGTTGTTGAAGAATGGGATACAGTAGAGACAAACTACAAAGTTATGAATCTTACTCCCCCAAGCATTTCGGTTCAAGGTCGCGGTAAAATCAACTATGCCCTAGACAATTTTGAATTTGAACTAAACGCAACAGAACTCAAGCGAAACTCTGTCGAGCATGGTTTTGGTTCTTATGATTGGTCCGAGCTTATGGCGATGCTACGAGGATTGGTCGAAAAAAATAAACAAGTCGCTTGACAACGAGGCCTAGATAGGCTATATTAATAATCTGCGGGGGTTATGTGAGTAAAGAAGCACCAAGCTTTAGTAAATATGGCAAAGACTTTCAAGAGACTTTGTGTCAGATGATTCTTCAAGATCGTCCGTTTGCGGATCAGATCATGGAAGTGTTGGACATTAATTTCTTAGAGTTGCGTTATCTTCGAGTATTTGTAAAGAAGATTTTTGAGTATCGTGAAAAGTATGAGGTTCACCCCACATACAAGACAATGATCTCAATTATCCGTGCAGACTTGGAGGACGAGAATGTTGCAACACAGCAGCAGCTTCGTAATTACTTTGCTCGCATTCACGACTCGCAGGTTAGCGGATCAGAGTATACAAAAAATATTGCACTTGATTTTTGTCGCAAGCAAAAATTAAAAGAAGCGATGATCAAATCAGTTCCACTGCTTGAGAAGTCGTCTTTTGATGAGATTGCGAAAGTTATCAATGATGCAATTAAATTGGGTGATCCTTCAGATTTCGGATACGATTATTTGAAGGACTTTGAAAAAAGATTCGAGATTAAAGCTCGAAGCCCAATCTCTACAGGTTGGCAGGATATTGATGATATCTGCCGAGGTGGTCTTGGTAAAGGGGAGCTTGGCGTTGTTATTGCACCTACCGGTGCAGGCAAGTCAATGGTTTTGGTCCACTTAGGATCTCAAGCCGTCAAGTTGGGCAAGACTGTAGTACATTATACTTTGGAACTATCTGATACTGTGATTGCAAGTAGATATGACTCTTGTATTACGAAAATTCCTTTGAACCAACTACACTCTTTTAAAGAAGAAATTTATGAGCAGGTTCAAGATATGGATGGAGTTTTGATTGTAAAAGAGTATCCTACTAAATCCGCATCATCACGGTCTTTGCGGACGCACTTGGAAAAACTAAGGATGAGGGATATCAATCCTCACATGGTCATCATTGACTATGGCGATTTGTTGCGGCCAATTTCTGGGAAAAGTGAGAAAAGACACGAGTTGGAATCTATTTATGAAGAGATGCGAGGGCTCGCACAGGAATTTGATTGTGCAGTCTGGACAGCATCCCAAACCAACAGGTCAGGACTCAATGCAGAAGTTATCACTATGGAATCCATCTCAGAGGCTTTTAACAAATGTTTTGTGTCCGACTTTATTTTTTCTCTATCGAGAACGGTAGAGGACAAGCAAAACGACACAGGAAGAATTTTTGTAGCTAAAAACAGAAATGGGCCTGATGGCCTTGTATATCCGATATCTATGAAAACGGCAAATGTTCAGATTGAAGTTTTGCAACCAACTGGTGAGGAACAGTCAGCTTTGACTGCTAAAGATCAAAGTCAAATCCTCAAAGAAAAATACAAGAAATTTAGAGATAGCAATAAGAAAAAGACAGAAGGAGAACAGTAATGGAATTATCATCAGAGATCTTGTCAGATATCACAGTACACATGAAGTATGCCCGATACTTGGAGGATAAGTATCGTCGTGAGACATTTGTCGAATTGGTTGACCGTAACAAGTCAATGCACATTAAGAAGTTTCCCCATCTCAAAGACGAGATCGAGGCGGCTTATAAATTTGTTTATGAAAAGAAAGTTTTGCCCTCCATGAGGTCAATGCAGTTTGGTGGAAAGCCCATTGAGGTTGCACCAAACCGAGTGTTCAACTGTGCTTATATGCCAATTGATGATGTTCGCGCATTCAGCGAAACCATGTTTCTTCTTCTTGGCGGCACTGGTGTTGGATACTCTGTTCAAACCCATCATGTCGAACAGCTACCAGAAATCCGCAAACCAAGCGGCAAGCGTACTTATCGCTATCTTATCTCTGATTCCATCGAAGGCTGGGCTGATGCTGTAAAGGCTCTTGTATCCTCTTATTTCAAGGGTACTTCGAAGATTCGGTTTGACTTCTCTGATATCCGTCCTAAGGGCGCTCGTTTAGTGACTTCTGGCGGTAAAGCACCCGGACCACAGCCTCTCCGCGAGTGTCTTGTTAAGTTGCGCGGTGTTCTCGATATGAAGGAGAATGGCGATAAATTAAGCCCGATTGAGGTTCATGATATGATCTGTCATATCGCTGATGCGGTGCTAGCAGGCGGTATCCGTCGCGCTGCTCTTATCTCCCTCTTCTCCGCAGATGATGATGAGATGATTGCTTGCAAGGCAGGTAATTGGTGGGAGACCAACCCACAGCGAGGACGTGCAAACAACTCTATCGTTCTTATGCGACACATCGTGACCAAGGAGTTTTTCCAAGATGTTTGGGAGCGAGTTCGAGCAAGTGGCGCAGGTGAGCCCGGTTTCTACTTTACATTTGATAAAGACTGGGGAACAAACCCGTGTTGTGAGATTGCTTTGCGACCCTTCCAGTTCTGTAATTTGACCGAGGTCAATGTTTCCAATGTGGAAACTCAGGAAGAGTATGAGGATCGAGTTCGCGCCGCAGCATTCATCGGAACGCTACAGGCCTCTTACACAGACTTCCACTACCTACGACCAGTGTGGCAGCGTAACACAGAAAAAGACTCGCTTATCGGCGTTTCTATGACTGGTATTGCGTCAGGAAAGGTGCTTGATCTGGATATGAAGGCTGCTGCAAAGGTAGTAAAAGCAGAGAACAAGCGAGCAGCAGAGCTACTTGGTATTCGACCAGCAGCACGAACAACTTGTGTTAAGCCTGCTGGAACCACATCTTTGACACTTGGAACTTCATCCGGTATCCATGCATGGCACAATGATTACTATATCCGTCGTATCCGAGTGGGCAAGAACGAGGCAATTTATCAGTATCTTGCCGAGTACCACCCAGAGCTTGTAGAGGATGAGTATTTCCGACCACACGATACCGCAGTGATCTCCGCCCCACAGAAGGCTCCAGAAGGTGCCATCACACGCTCTGAGACGGCCCTAGAGATGCTTGAGCGCGTCAAGAAGGTAAGTGTTGAGTGGGTCAAGGCAGGGCACAGCAAGGGCCAAAATACGCACAATGTGAGCGCAACTGTCACAATTAAAGAAGACGAGTGGGACGAGGTTGGTGAGTGGATGTGGGAAAACCGTGGAACATATAACGGGCTTTCAGTTTTGCCACACACAAATCACACTTACGTCCAAGCCCCCTACGAGGATTGTGATGAAGAGACTTACAATAGACTAATGAAGTCCCTCGTCAATGTTGATCTCACTAACATCATTGAGATGGAAGACGAGACTGACCTATCGGGAGAATTGGCTTGTTCGGGCGGAAGTTGCGAACTCACCTAACAGTACTTGTATAAAAAACATTCTCCTTTTGATAATAAGTATTTTAGAAACTATTTATTATTAGAAGGAGGCTTTATTATGCCAAGAAAAGGACAGACAAAATACAATAATTTATACCCATTAGGTCACAAGTTTGGTTCGTGGGAACTGCTGGATCCAGAGCCAGTGCGGCTGAAAAAGGGAAAGAAAAACTTTTATTACCATTATTTGGTGAAGTGTGAATGTGGTGCGGAAGCGCCTGTTGACTGTAATCACTTGACAATTGGGGTTTCTACTCGTTGTCATGAGTGTTCTATGAAGCATACGGATGGTTCTGGTAACCCAAATTGGAAAGGTCACGGTCTTGTCTCAGGAAGTAGATTTTACAGAGCAAAGTTTGGGGCTGAGCAAAGGAACATTCCATTTGAAATAGACATTCAAATAATGAATGAGGTATTGGAAGAAAGTAACTTTATTTGTGCCCTTTCGGGAATTAGGCTGGATAAAAATAGTTGGTCGTTAGATAGAATTGATAGCAGCGCAGGATACACAAGAGACAACATCCAGTACGTTCATAAAGACATAAACAGGATGAAAAATAAGTATTCACAAGAATATTTTATCAAGATGTGTAAGAGAGTAGCTGAACATAATTGATTTGCGAAATCAAATAATTTCTTGACTTTCGCAACGCAATGAGTTATAATTTATAAACAATCCAATGGAGTTCACTATGGTTTTAGAGCCAAAGAATAGCTGGATCGAGATTGATCTTAGCTTTGATAAAAAAGAAAAGAAGGAGGAGAGCATTATTGCTCTCCCCGAAGATTACCGACCAGCCCAAAAGCCTTTCAAGGCAGTCTCAGTCGTTCTGGATCCCCATGAAGAGTACAAGCATGGGGATGTTGTGGTTGTTCCGACACACGTTGTTCAAGAGATTGAAATTGTTGACAACAAGTTTTATCTTGTCGAGCGCAATTATATCATGGCCTCTGTGGGGGCGTGATGCCTGAGACGGTGGATCATCCAGATCATTACGGTGGACAAGATAATACTTACGAAGCCATTAAGATTATTGAGGCATACGATTTAAACTTTTCTCTCGGGAATGCGATTAAGTACATTATCCGAGCAGGAAAGAAAAACAACAACGCCATTGAAGACTTAGAAAAAGCAAAATGGTATGTGCAGAGACAGATTGAGTTTTTGGAGGGGAAATGAGTGACGCAGATGCATATAGAACAAAGAGAGAATGGCTAGCTGCTACAGTTCCAGCGGCGACTAATTTCGTAAGAAAAAGTATTGACTTATATGGAGACGGAATCGGTTGTGTAGACTATGTAGAGCACATGGGATCTGACCTCACAATTGTGAACAGCGCCCGCGTTAGCTTCGGCAAGCACAAGGAGAAGTTAGATGAAAAAGATCATAAACTCATTAACTACTTGGTCAAGCACCGTCACACCTCGACGTTTGAACATAATGTTGTTACGTTTCGTTTTCTTGTTCCACTGTTCGTTAGGAGTCAGCATCACCGCCATCGTACTTGGAGCTACAACGAAATTTCTCGTCGATACACTGATGTAAATATTAAATTCTACGAGCCAAGTGAATTTCGTACACAACATAAATCTAATCGACAAGCAAGTAATCCTGACGAGACAGCAGACCCTACATTATACACGCCAGTTCAAAAAGTAAGTGAGGCTGTGCGGGCTCATCACGAGGATAGTATGCGCCTTTTTGATAAAATGATTGAAGCAGGCGTTTGCCGAGAGCAAGCCCGTGGTGTTCTGCCGCAGAACATGTACACCGAGTATTATGGCACAGTCAACCTGAACAATCTTCTAAAGTTTATTGACCTCCGCACACACGAAGGGGCTCAATGGGAGATAGTAAAAGTTGCTGAAGCCTGCTTGGAAATTGCAGAAGGGCTATGGCCTGCTGCGGTTGGGGCTTACCGAAGAGCAAAGAATGAAAAAGACTCTGTTTCTTAAAACGGAGTCTGGTGTGGTGGTAGTTCCCAGACTTGAGAATTCTTCTTG